TCTTCAACATCTTCATTTTTAAATTCTTTTTGATTTTCTGAGTCTCCATAAAATACAGTTTCACCAATTTTTGCAGTATGATCAGCTAAGCCTTCTTTAACAGGTTTTTCTTCTGACTTTCCAGTAAAAGCACCTTTTACATCTGATGCAAGCTTTTTAGCTCCATCTTTTACTGGGGTAACTATAGCGTCTTTAGCATCTTTAAGTGCATTATCAAATTTTTCACCTGCTGCTGGTTTTTCAGAATTTGAAAGGATTGAATTTACTTCGGCTTCTGAAATAGGCTTTTTAAATTCTTTACTATCAAGCATTTTTTCAACTTCTGCATCTGTTGCTTCTGGAAGTTTATTTTCAGCTTCATTTAATTTAATATCAACTTCTTCTCCTGCTAAAGGTTCTTCTAAAGCAGGTTTTTTCATTAAGCAATCTAAAGGTTTTTCATCTTCACTGTGTGCAATAATCTTATGATCTGTTTGACAATCAACTACTGCAGTATCTCCGCCTTGAAGTTTAGTCTCATCTTCTACTGCGGCTGGACGGTCTTGAATATGTTCTTTTAAATTTTCTTGTACGGCAGCTCCTGGTTCTTTACTGTGTGCTTGTATTTTTGCAAGCTCAAGCTCATGCTTACGTTCTTTTTCTCTTTTTTCATTGTTTCTTTTTTCTGTTCTGTCTAATTCTTTATCAAATAAATCACCAGAAAGAACTCCGAGGTAGGTTCCACCTACGGCACCAAGTATTGCACCAATAACAGTTCCAATACCTGGCACAACACTGCCTGCTGCGGCCCCAGTAAGACCACCAAGGGTTGCACCAAGAGCTACACCTGTTGCTTTCCCTCCCATATTACCTTGTTTATAAAGAATAAATATTGGGCAGCCAACATCACGTAACTTTAGTGTCTGTTTAAGGCTCAGATTATCACCAGTAGTTTCAATGACTACAATATCATTTTTACTAAGGCTATTAATAAATTCATCTGTAATTAATAAATCCGATATAAATTTTACTTCTGGGTGGTCTTTTTTAATTTGTTCAATATCAATTTTGTCAGCATTAACATGCTTAATTGATTCATTTAAATTTTCTTTCATGGTAGCTTCTTTTAAACTTTCACCAAGGTCAACTCTAATAAGTTTGACGTTCGGAATAGAGCCATCAAATAATTCTTTACCGCCGCTGTACTTCATGTCTTCATCGGTATAGATTACAATTTTAGTTTCTGGGTTAGCTTTAGCATAGGCAACAATTTCTGGGCCAGCACTTGTTCCTCCGCCTTCAATAGCTTTATCCATATCATCATAAATATGAGTACTGAAGAAGAATATCTTATCAGCATGTTCCTCTTCTTTAGCACGTTTTTCACAATTTAAAATGTTTTCAGGGGTCCAGCTGCCAGAGCAATCTAAGAAAGCAACAACTTTTTCAGTTTCTTCTGCTTGTTTCTCTGTTTCTTCTTCATTTAATGTAATATTTTCTGAGTGATTTTCAGTATCATCTTCTGGGACTGCCTCTTCTGACTTATTTAAACTTTCTCAAGCATTAATAGTTTTTTTAATAGTAGTTTCTACTTCTTCGTCTGATTTAGTAGAAAGTTTTTTATATTCAGCTTCAATTTCAGCAAGCCATTCTGCAGTGCCATCTCCGACTGCTAATTCTACAACTTCATCGTCATCGATCTTGTAGTCAGTATCATCATGTTCTAAGTTAAAAGCTTCAACTACCTTACAAGCTTCAACGAATTTTGGGTCTAAAAGACCAATTTTACGGATCTCAAGTGGTTTAAGTTCGCTGCCATAAGCAAAAATAATTTCACCTGGGTTATCTCCAAACCATTCTTCAAATTCTTGAACAGTTACATCGCCGTCTTTTTTATCTTCAAAACTGTCGTCTACATAAACTCTAATTAATTTTTTAAGTGTAGAAGCAGGGAGAGTTTTAAATTTTGGATTTTCTTGTAATGCGGCAGCAACATCGCCAACTGTTGCCTCTTTGAGGGCATTTTCAAATTCTTCTGTTAATGAACTTGCTAATTTTTTAGTAAAAGATTCTACAGCAGGTTGCTCTTCTTCAATAGGGACTTCCTCAAGAGCTACTCCATCTGTATTTGGTTCTTCAAAATTAAGATCTAATTCATTTTCTTCTTCAGCTGGTTTTTCTTCAGTAGTTGCTTCAAATTTATCTGCCTCTTCTGGCTCAATATCTGCAACTTTACCCACTACAGAGTAGCCAGAATCATTGCCACAATGTTGACAAACCTCACCAACATTAACAACTTCTGGGTTTTCTTCTGAAACTTCAATATCTTCTGGGTTTTTATAGAAAAGTGTCATACATTGAGGACATTGAATAATAGTTTTTCCAACATATGTAGGTTGAAGATCTTCAGGAGAGTCTGCATCTAAATCGACAATTTTTTCAATTTTTGCTAATTTTGCTTTTGCAATTTCTTCTTCTCTTTCTTCTTTAGCTTGAGTAAGATCTTCTTTACTATTTACATCATAATAATCTTCAACAAGTGCATCTGCTTTAGGAGCTAATTTAATAGCTTCTCTAAGTGCTTGGGCATTTCTCATACCCTCAACATGAGGAATTTCAATTTCATCTAATGCTTTAAATGCAGAGGTGAGATCAAGTTTTGTAATTTTTTCCATAAGTATTTTTTTCTCCTTACTTCTAAATTTATTGTTTTTTATATTATTTTTCCTAATCAATAGGATAAATTAATTGGCTATTTGCTCTTAGAATTTCTCTTAATTCTTTAAGCTCTGTATTTCCTTCTTCAAGAAGTTTTTCACCATCCATACCCCAGAGGGCATTTGATTGACTAAATCTTGTTCTAATTCTTCCAAGCACAATTTTAGTAAGTGCTACAGATAATCTAATTAAAATATCAATCCAATAATCACTTTTAATAGATTCAACATCTGTAATTTTTGGAACATACTCAATAGTAACTGCTCGTGGCTTTGACATGTTACCATTAATATAGAGTTTATTATTATGTCTATCTTCTTTATAAGTAAGATCAGTTGACATAGTATTCCTAATAGAGGTCATGCTCATCCAAGAGGCATAATTTAAAACATAATCATTAAGATTATACATAGTGCCACCATTAGAAAATAGCATCCATTGTTGTGCATACATTGGGTCAGCATAAGCAGTAGTTAAATCTGCATCTCCAACACCTTCAGTTCTATATACACGTGTAATAGAGCTAACTTTTTCTTTTAAATCTAGCTCAGAATTACTTAAATCAATACAACTTGCATATGGGACAGTTATTAAAGTAGTTTCATCCCAGTAACGTTCAAGTTCACGAATAGCTTTTTTAATAACGCTATTAATAGTTTGATCGTCTATTTCTAAATGAAGGACTTTGCCTGTTAATTCTAACTTTATTTCTTCAATAATTTGTTCTCTTGTCATTAATAGCTAATCCCCTTTTTATTAATCAATTGGATCAATTAATTTAGCAGATAAATAAAAAGAAGCAAGTAAATTAACTGCTTCTTTTCTAAATTATTTACTAACAGCAATGTAGCTGACCCGTAGGTCTTGAAGTCCCCATTCAGCTAATTTTTCAAAGCCACCAATAGTTTTAATATATTCTTTAGCTATTTCAACAATTTCTGAGTACGGTCTATTATCTACTATAGTATCGCCAATAGCACAGGATAATTTTATAACTTTTTTGGTTGCTTGAGCTTTTAAAAAAGCATAAATATTTATTGACACATCCCCCTTGGATAAGTCTTTACCATGAAGTCCTCCGCCAGTTACTGCATCAAACATATCTGAGCCAAGCTTTCTATTAGTAGCTCCACAATCTACATTAGTACCACCTGTCCATTCACCAAGAGGATTTATTACATAAGAATTTAAGCTACTTCCATATTGTTTTTTAAGAAATTTTTCAATTTGTTTGGATTTTGCATTGCTTTGACAAACAATAAGTTTGCCGTCATCTATAATATATTTTCCATCACTTGGCCATTTTTTATATAAGTCTTTAGCAATAGTATTTAATTGTCTTTGTTCTGCTGTAAGTGGGACTCCTTTAAAAATTCCATTATCGCCACATCTGATTTCTTCTTCTTGGTTAGCTGCTAAGTACTCATCTTGTGGAACAACTAAACAATCAACAGCAATATCTTTACCTGCAATTCTATGGGCTATTTCTGTTATTTTTTTACTATCTAACAAGGCAGACGTTTCAATAATAATTTTACAATCTCCATGACCCAATAAAACTTCAACAGCAATTTTAGGATTAGTTTCTAAAGTATATGCATAGTCTACTAAAGCACCAGCAATTCTATCTGCTATTTTATCGGGGTGTTGAAGTGAAACCTTCTCTACCATTATTTACCACCTCTAACTTTTAAAACATCATCAAGTAAATATCTTTTTTGTTTACCATGCGGAATAGTACGAACATAGCCTTCTTTGACATAATATCTTAAAAGCTGTCTACTAATGCCCATTTGTTCTAATTCCCCTGAGGTAGCAATTCTATTAGTAACTGTAACTTCTACTTCCGCATCAGCTGGTAAAGCATAAATATATTTAAGTGCTTCTTTTTTTGTCATAGTTTTCTCCTTAAAAATCTCCAAATAAATTTATAGGCTCAGGTGTTTTATACTTATCTGGGTTATCCATCCAACCTCCCTTTAGGCCATGTCTTTTTTTAAGTAATTCTTTTAATATAGTGTTATTATAGTCTGGTCCAAATATTTTTAAACAATCTGGAATTAAGGCATTTCCTTGATGAATTTGCCAATCATTAATATGACTTTTTCCTAAAATATCACAAGCTCTGTTAATTCTTTTTTTACATAGTTCAACAGCAACTGCATCATATTCATTACCATAAATTTTATCACTATCTGCTCCTGCTATTAAACAAGCTATAAGTAAGTTTCCAGAGCCTACTGTCGGGTCTAATATATTTTTTCCAGCTAAAGTATTTAAGTTAAACTTTTCAATCATTTGAATACAAATTTTAGCTGGTGTATAAAATTGTCCGAGCTCTTCTCTTTTTTCTGCATCAAGGCCTTCATATAAATCAGACATAAACTCTTTAGAATCAAGAATATCAGTTATTTTTTTCTTAATATTTTCTGATAAAATCATATTAATTCATTCCTTTAAAATTATCTAAATCATTAATAATTTCTTTAATTTCTGCTTGAGTATAGCCATATTCAGCTAAAATTTCTTCAACTGTCCAGCTTCTGGTCCAGTCAACTTTTGGGAGCCATTTATTAATATCAAGCCAGCTATCTGTATTAGTTGCTGTAAATACTTTTGCCAAGAATTTAGCCCCTTCTGTAGAATAAATAAAATTAACTACATGTGTTTTTTCAGCTTTAGTATTAAAAGTACAAATACCAGCATCAAATAAACGGTTTGCTTTATCATTTTTTAACCCATACTTTTCTACAGCTTCTGCATAAGTTAATAAGTTAAAGTTTAATTGATATGCAGCACAGTCTTTTTTATAAGTAAAATGTTTTGCTGCAGCTGTTCTATGTGCTACAAATAAAGAAGTAGAGAAATCAAAATCTTTATTTTTTGGTGCGCCAGAAGTTGCATTATCAATAGCATAATGTTGTCTAGTACTTAAAACTTCAAAATATTTTTCAAGGCTTTTATCTACATAAGTGCTTCTTTCAAATTCTTCTGCAGTTAAATTATTAACTTTATTTTTAGAAATTAATGCACAATGTGTGGTAACTAATGCATCTGCAAAACCATTATTAATAGCAATCATATCAGACTGATAATTAAATAAATCTTTATTTTTATTTCTCTTATAATCATTTGCAGGAAGAAGATTTACAAATTCAGTATAATCAACATTTTCTCTAATTGTGTCAGTAATATTTGCACCAACAGCACCATAAGGTGGATTTGCAATAATGTAATCAAATATAATCTCCATGTCAATAATCTCCTGTAAATCATTAATATATTTTATTTGTTTATTTAATTTTTCATAACCATAAGTAATTACCTGGTCTTTTGTATCATGCCAAATTACTATATCATTATAGAGAGCAAAAGTTGCAATCCAATCTGGCAAAAATTGACCAATAAGTAAAATATTTTTATGTGTATTACTTATAAGGTGTAAGTTATACCTTTTTTCTATCTGTTCAACTATATTATTATCAACTAAATGCTTTTGTTGCTTATAGTCTAAGACAATATTATTTGTGGTAGGAAGCTTTGCTGTAAAGTTATTTGGATCTTTAGCTAAGTTAGCTACTGTGTCTGCAACTAATTTAATAATATCAGCATCAGTTAGATTTTTATCTAAAACTTCAAAGAATTCATCATAGCCATCAGTTTCTCCAAAAATACCTTCAATTAAAAATGGATCAACTTTTTTAAAGATATTTTTATCTAGTGCTTTATGAATTGTTTTATCATTAAGACGTTTCGTACTATTATGTGGAAGTGGCTGATAATCTAATTGAGTAGTAATAGAATTAATTCTATTATCTACTTTTGTATATTTGCCACATAAATCTTGAGGTCTAGCTATTTTATCAGCTTCTCCAATTTTGTAAAAAGTATAGTTACTTCTACTTTTTGTTGCTTGTGCTTTTAATATATAATAACTGTTTTCTTTCATATTATATTATACAGTATTATTTTACAATTTTATTACCTTTTTAATTAAAAATAGCTATAAAAAAAGACCCTCCGAAGAGAGTCTTTAATTATTGCTTACGGTTAACTCAATTAGTCAACAATCTTACCAGCGATAAGTAAGTTCTTGTTGAGTAATGCTTTAGCATACCATGTTGAGAAGCCTTGTGCAAGACCACCATCTGGTGTACCAAGTAATTGTGTTGGAACAATTGCCATATATGGTGCGTAAACACCAGCAGATGACATCATGTCTGAACCGTTTAATCCAAAGAAGAATTCGCCATCTCCAAGACGTGGTGAAACGTAAATGTTTAAACCATCAAGGGAACCAACTTTATATGGACCATTCATCTTAGCATTCTTGATGCCTTCAAATCCATTAACGAATTTTAAGACTGGAAGAACGTTTGCAGCAATGACCATATAGTTAGGATGGAACTTACCAGTTCTCTTATAGATTTCTGCACGTGCTTTTTCAATAACTTCAAGGAAGCCATTGTAGTGTTCGAATTTGCTAACGCCAACAGGAAGAGTCTTTGACCAGATTAATTCTGCATTTGCTTCGCCAGCGCCTTCTCTTAACATATCAACGATTTCTGTATCGATTTCATATGCTAATTCACCGCATGCTTGTTCAGCAATTTGTTTATCAAGTGAGAAACCATAATCGGTTTTTGCTTGGAATGCTGTGATTTGATCGTAGCGGACAGCAATTCTACGTGGTTCAGCAACAAGAGCAATTCTTTCCATTTTTGGACCAATGGTTGGAATGTTGTGTTGTGGAACTTTTTCCATTTGCCATTCTTCAGCAACGTATGCAACTTTAACTGCACCTTCTGCAACGCTATCACCATAGACAGCTGAACCATCTGCTAAGATAGATTTGAAGGTATCATATTTAATTGCGCCATCAACGTCGTGGGCTAAGCCATGTTCTCTTGGGGTTAAGCCAGGAACGAAACCAGATTCAACTTTTTCAACAATGATTTGTGATGTATAAGCGACTCTGTCGTCTGACATTTGTCCAAGACCAAAGACACCGTTAAATTCTGTGCCTTTGAATCCTTCTGGTTTATCTGAAAGAGCAACATATTTTAAATATGCAACTGATCCAGAGAAGCTTGTCATTGGGTGAACGATAACAAGATCGTTAGCAATGAGTGAAGGAACAGCGATGTTTGTAAGATTTAAGCAGAATTTCTTCCATGCACCTAAATCTGTGTGTTGTGTAACACCCATTTCAACTGATTCAGTCATGAATCTATTTGTGTTGTCGAGCAAGACTGCAGTTGTTAATTGAGTATTAGCAGAAATTTCTTTGCCATCGAAGTTTTTGGCAACGTAGGCTTCTGCGACCTTTAATTGACGACCATAGGTCTCAAGTAAATTTTCTCTCATTTGTCTTCTCCTATAAAATTTAATAATTTGAGATTATTTTAATCCAGCTAATTCTAAGAGGTCATCATCAATTTCATATCCGGAATTACTTGCCTTCTTTGGCTCAACGGATTCATTGAATTTAATTTTGGCTCCATTATTGAATTCTCTGAATAAGGAATTACTGAAGTGTTGTGGGCTTTCAAGTAATTCTTCACAGACAGCATCAATATCCTTAATTGAATAATTTTCATTAAGTCTGCTTGTGATGTCTGTAGTACGAACCCCAAGCATAGATGCTTTGGACTCAATGTAGTGGGATACTGCTGATTCATATTTTGCCTTATAAGATTTGGCAATACTGATTGCTTCAGACAATTTCTCTCTACTTTGTGTCTTTTGTTCATTAAGTTTAGTCTCTGTAGCAGTCAAGTCTTCTTGCATAGCATTAAGCTTTTCTGTTAGGGACTTAACTTGTGTTACATGAGCATTTACACTTTCGGTCAATTTAGTAGTATCTGTAATCTTAGATTGCAGACTTGTAATTTCACTGTCTTTTTGTGTAAGTTGTTCAGATAAACTTTGAACATTCTTTTCGAACTCAGATGCTTTAGATGCTAACTCGCTTACTCTAGCAAAACCAGTTTTATACTTATTAAGCTCCTCTTTCAAAGTCTTAACCTCAGCATCGCTAACTGCTTTTTCTTCTTTAAGGCGTTTAACTTCTGCTTCAAGTAAGTCTTTCTGACGAATCATTTCCTTTAAATTAGAAACTCATTCATTCAATCCGGAATCTTCGGCTTCCTCAGAACTCTTTTCTTCTTCATCAGTAGTTTCTTCAGTAGACTCAGCTTCTATATCATCAACAGGAGTTTCTTCAACTTCTGTTTGTTCATCTTCTTCAGGAAGTAGTTCTTCTTTCTTTTCTTCAACTACTTCATCAATAGCTTTTGCTGTTTCTTCATCAGCATTAACTATTTCTTTAATTTTATCAGCTACTTCTTCAACTGTATTAATAACTTGCTCAACTGGCATGTCTGTAACAGTTTCTTCAGTAGTATCTATTTCTTCTGCTGGAATTTCTTCAGCAGAGATTTCTATCATTTCATCTTCATCAGAATCTTCATGTAATTGTTTAGATTCTTCTGGGTCTTCCGCTCCCCACGGAATATTGTCTGGATTAGTTTCTAGCTTTGGATCGCCATAGAAGACTTTACGAACTTTATCTCCAAAACCTTCTTCAACTTTATCATCTACAGGTTCTTCTTCCTTATTAGTCTCAGCTTGAGCAGCTTTAATTTTTTCAGGATCACCGTAGAAAAGTTTACGAACTTTATCTCCAATCCCATCTTTCTTTTCTTCAGCTTCTTCTGTAACTAATCCTTCTACTTTATATCCAGGAAGTGCAGCAGCTTTAGCTAATTCATTTCTCCTGTCTTGCTGTGCTTTAAGTTGTAACATTCTTTCTTCATGCGCTCTCTGAGCATCTGCTTCTGCTTTAGCAGCATCAAGCTCTAATTTTTTTAATACAGCTTGATTATGTGCGGCATTTGCAGCAGCGGCTTGCTGTTTTCTAAATTCAAGATCGCCTGCCATTTGAATATCTGCAGCAGTGCTAGATTTTTCAAAAGCTTTTTGATCTTTATATTTGCCCTCATTAAGGTCTTCAGCACCAACTTCTTTAGCGTCTTCTTTAGCTTTTTCAGCATCTAATTCTTTATTTAACTTTTCAGAATCACCATAGAATGCCTTACGAGCATTATCGAAGAAACCAGCAAGTTTGCTATCTTTAGCAGATTCTTCCTTTTCTTCTTCTTTAGGCTCTTTTACAGCCTCTTCAACTTTCTTTTCAGTATCTTCTTTAGCTTTTTCAGCATCAAGTTCTTTATTTAACTTTTCTGAATCGCCATAAAAGGCTTTACGAACTCCGCCAAAAAGTTCAAATTCTTTTTTATCATCTGCAGCTTCATTTAAGCTTGTTACAGTTGAGTAAGTTTCAGGAACTGGATCTGGAAAATCTATATTAAATTCTAAATTTTCTAAAGATTCTTTCATTACTTTTTTACCTTCCTCATCTGCTGCGTTATAGGATTCTTGTAAGGCTGTTTTTAATGTTTTTTTGCCATCAAAACTTTCATGCATCATTGAGAGTCTAGCTTTTTTAACAGCTGGAAGTTGAACGATATCCCAGGTTTCTAAGAAGAATGTTTCTGGGTCAACTTCATCATTTGCCATAATATCACCAGAACCTCTTGAAGAGATGCCAGGAATAAAACCATAATCACAGAGTGTTTTTAATAAACGGCCATTTGGAGTATCTAAGATATCAACATAGGCATATAAATCGCCATCAACAATTGTTGGAACACATGGAATACAAGCACAAACTTTTTCCATGTCTGTTTCTTCACGATTTGCTGGATGTCCTAATTCTAAAAATAAACTTTTATTTGCGACTTTTTCATTAAAAATTTCATCAGCTAAAGCTTTTTGCCACAATTCACGGTTATATTTTCTGCCATTTCTTGTAGATTCTTCACAAGTAGCAATAGGTCCATATAATCTACCTAAAATATGACGTGAGGCTTTTTCTTCATCTGATAATGGTTGTAATTTTAATGTTTCTAAGATTTGTTTACTCTTATCCATTATTTATACCTCTAATTAAAAGCTACAATAGTTATTTATTGTCATTTAATTTAGCAAATAAATATTATTAAATTAATAATTTATTAAATATATAACGCTTTTCGAATTATGCTAAGAATTTGCTAACATCAATTTGTTCTTCTGTGCCATCAGCTTTTCTACCAAAAATTTTATCTTCTTTTTCAAAGATAATTTTATAGCCTTCTGTAGCAATAGCTGAAACATCTAAAACTTCTTCTTTAGAGCCATCAACTTTAACAGCTTTAAATACACGGGTTTCCCCATCTTTTGTTTCATAAACAAATTTAATTCCGTCTAATAACTTCATAAGTAGTTCTCCTTACCTCTTTCACTAATCAATTAATTTAGCATATAATCAATTTTTTTATAAATAAAAAGCTAGTATTTATTTACTAGCTTTATTTTACTTCTTCTTACTTTTTAATTACTTAGCTCTCGTCTACCTCTAATATATTCTAGTACTAGCAAGTCAGATTTAATTAAGCGTAAAAGAGAAATACAATCATCTATACTGCCGGCTTCAAAATAATTGTGTAAAACTCGTGTAATTTCTTCAGCCCTAACCTCTTTTAAGAAAGCTTCTGGGCTCTCTAGTTTATTACTATAAAGAATAATTTGAACCATTAGACAAGAGAGGGTTAATATAACATCTTTTGAAACTGTAATTTCTTTTAAGATATTTGTATATAAAGGAGATTTCTTTTGATTATGGCTTTTTCTAAGCATTTCATAGAAATTTGAAACTTCAATTCCTTGCTGATCTGAAATAAATTTTAGTACTTCTAAAGGAATATCTTTAGCAATTACTAGTTTTTTCATATAATCATCAATTTTAATTCCCTTATCTTCTAAGCGAACTAAGATTGACATGCAATCTGATTTTGTAATCATTATTAATTTTTCCTTTCACTAATTACTAATTATTTATTTTTAGTAAGATCTTCTCCAAGAGCCTCTGGGGTTGGGAGATCGTCATCATCTTGAAGTAATTTATCAAGTTCCACATCTTCAAGAAGTTTTTTTGCACCAGGCTTTTTAGAAAAACTTTCTATTGGTGCTACACTAGAATTGCCTAAATCTGCTTCTGCTTCTGCTACAGCCGCCTCTGCTTCTGCTATATCTTCTGGGGCAGCGGGAGTTGCTTCAGTAGTTCCTTCTTGTGGAGTAAGTTCATTTTGCTCTAACTCTTGTTGAAGAGCAGCCTCTTTTTTAGCAGCTTCTACTTCAGCCTTCTCTTTTTCAATTACAGCGGCAATTTCTTTGTCAAGTTCAAATGCAATCTCATCCCCATAATTTAATGTGCTGATTAAAGATTTAAGAATTGCTAATCTTCTTGCTTTATTTTCAACATCAGAGAATAAGCTATTCATTGTACTAATTGCTGTAATTCTATTACTGAAGTCTTCTCTATAATTAATTTCTTCTTGAGTTAATGGAGCTTTCATTTTAAGAACAAAGTTATTAAGATATGATTTTAAGCCTTTATTAACTAAAATTAAATTAATAACATCAGTAATTGCTTGGACCATTGCATTTTGTAGACGTTTAACTCCTTTTGCAAATACACTTGAAATAATTGAGAGGGAAGTGCCTCCATTAAATCCAGCACCATCTTCTGTCCAACCATAGTATGCTTTTGGAACACCAAAGCCAGAATAGAATTTATTTACCCAACTATCTAAATCAGCAAGACCTTTAACATCTACCTCTCCCCCAACAGCTTCAACTGTAATATTTCCTTGGCCATTATGTGTTGCAAAGTAAATATTATTTTCAATTGGGCCTGGGTTATTATATTCAGACATCGATGTATTTTTTTGCATAGCAGTTTTTTGTTCAAATAATTCTTTGACGCGTCTAAGAGTAACTGCTACTTGCTCTTTTGGCATATCACCAACTTCAACGCCAACTTTTCTAACAATACTAGACTTAGTTACACGGTTAAGTAAAATAGCATCTTCAAGAAGTGTTTTTTCTCGTCAGACTTTATAATTATCAATAAGCATTGATTTACCACGTCTAACAGAGTATGTGCTAGCATTTTTATTTGATTTATAGTCTTTATTTGTAGTAAATAACTCTACTTTTTCTGGATATCTTGAATAATTATCATCTAAACAAGCATGAGCAAAATCATCTGCTTGATAAACATTAACTTCACTTGATTTCATTTTATAATTAGCATAAGTAGTGTCTGTTGCAGCGCCTAAGCTAATTAAATCAATACTTGCTTCAACATTAGGGGTTTCAATATAGCCATAAGTTGTTCCAAGTCTAGTTAATTCAAACATAGTTCCTGGGTCAGCAACCATTTCAACATAGTAACTATATGGATCATTAATAGCATGAACATTTAAAGTAACATTTTCTTGAAGCTCTTTCTTAGCATCTTCATTTAAAACATTTCTGGCAGAGTATGCTTTTTTAATATTATCTTTTTTAAATAATTTATCGTCATAATCTGATTCTCTGTAAAGTCTTAAATAAGTATCTCCATATTTAGCTAAGCAATAAGTTCAGCCATAAATATTTTTATCAACATTCATTACATTAAGCAAATAGTTAATAAATTTACTAATTTTTGAGTCTTCTGATTCACACCAAATAATGTGGCCATTATCAGCAACTTCACAAGCACAGTCTGCATAAGTTTTTAAAATTGCAGCAACTGAAGAGTCTTTTGCCATTGTATCAATAAGAGTATAAAGCTGATCCCTACTATTAGCAATAGAAGTAAACTTTTCCAACTCAGAAACATTTAATCCACCACTTAAACCCATATCAATGATGTTATCTACTAAAACTTTATTTGTATCAATATCAAGTTTTGTAGTATCACCAATAGTTGTAGGCACTGCTTGATTACCAACTAATTGAGTATCAATTTGGGTAACTTTTGCTTTCTTTTCTTCTGCCATATTAGTTCTCCTTTATATTATAACACAATAATTCCATCAGAAATATCTTTAATTCTCTGATATTCTTCTTTTTTTTCTTGTTTTTCGCGTTCACTTAATTCAAATTGCTCAGCATATAATTTAGCAAGTTCTTCCTGAAAATCTACTAGCATTTGTTGT